TTTTCTAACAGCCACTTTTTAGGAGCAATCTGCAGTAATGTTTGTTCGCTAAATTCAAACCCTATCGGCTCAACAGGTATAATCTTATGCTCTTTGCCTGTAACCTCTGCAAACAATAATTCTAACGCTTGCTGCTTGTCATTTACATAGGTTGACTTCATTATCTCATAAGCATCCCGAATCTCGCTACGGCCCCCTAATTGCCCCTCAACACGTATCCCAAACAACATGGGACTAACCACCTGATGACCGCAAAAAATCTCTTGTTGTACACTTTTAGAAAGTATGTCGAAATGCTTATCTAATTCAGTACTGCTTAGATCATCCAATTGCGGCCGCTTGTTCGGATCTTTACCAAAGTTTAAAACGATATTACCCGCATTCTCACTACCCGTAAACTTACTTTTAAATCCCTTTTCAATCTCTCTTTTCTCCTCCTCCGTAGGTATGCCCTCAAAGAAACTAATCATCTTTGACGCAAACATCCCATTAGTGATCGTACTCAAATGGTATTTGCTGATCTCAATATCAGTCTGGATGGCATTCAAAGCACCCATATATCCGGGATAAGAATACGTTTCAACACCCGGCCTGTATTCTTTATAATAAAGTATTTGTGTTTGATTACGAAGTAGATTAACTTCTAATTTAGGGTTATAAGCAGAAAATACCTTAGGCTCATCATTCTTTTTAAGGCTATCCCAATCCTTAACATAAAACTGAGTATTGTCTTTGCTCGATCTTACCTTTTGATAAGGCACATGATAAAATGCGCCTATCGTACCCGCCGCGTTGTATTGAATTTCCAAATAACAACCTCCAAAAACTTCAATATCCAAACAAGCCTTTTTAAGTATTTCATTGCAATTCTCATAAGGGTTTGCCTGTAACACTTCATCAAATCCTTTGCCGGTAATGTAGTTGACCTTACCTAAAACAATACCATTATGTTTACTGCTTTTATTAAACATATTAAGCAGCATATTTGGAAACTTATTATCCTCTCCAAATAATACCCATCCCTTGTTAGGCAGCTCCTTCATTACAGGAACCTTCACATCTGCAAACTTTATAAAAGAAACACTATGTCGCATCATATACTTTAAATGTTGTTGGATTATCGTATTTCGTTGTCGTTACATCCTGACCATCTGATAAAAACATTAATCCCGTTTCAACTATGGCGCCAGCATTCGCCTCAATCAAATTTGATGGGCTTGCCTGCTCGTAGATCGTATAGGTAAACCATCCCTCATCCTTTGTGGCAAAGTATGTATTGACCACTACATCAAACTCATTATACCTATCTTGATATAAACTCTGATCGGCTGAATTAACAAGCACAAACTTAACCTTTTCATTCGTTATTCGCGATTGAAAAACACAAAGAAAGTTAGCATCCAAAATGGTTTGCTTCTCCTTTAATGTAAGATAAATAGTATCCGTTTGTCCTTTTGTAAACTTTATCATTCCTTACATAAATACTATTAAACAAAAACGCCCGCCTATTTCAGGCAGGCGCTTAACCGTTAATCTTCTATTTTTATCCAGCAGTTTCAAGAGCTGCAGCAACACCGCTACTTACTTCATAAAGTTGATCGGGTTCTTTACCTACAAATACGAGGCTATAACCCGAACGATCTCCAAATGCAGTACCGCTTCCGCTTGTAGATCCACTCATATCCAAACCTCTTTCCTTACCGAGCATCCAATATTTATTATTATTATCCTTTACAACTACAATAACAATATTTTGTGCTAACAGTTTTAATTCAGTATTGATAGCGGCAGAAAGTTTGTTAACTACGATGGTCAAATTTTGCTCAAAGAACAAAGTACCATTCTCAGTTGATACAGTTGGATTGTGAGTGAACGAGCCAGTTTCTTTTGGCATTTCGTACTTCCAGAATCTTTTACCTGAAGCCTTAGTAAGTCCAGTTACAACACCCGAAGAGGTTGCCATTGTACTAACATTAGCCTTTTCAATAAAATAGACTTCGGTTATCCCCCCCGCCGAGTCCTTACAGTCTAATGTGTAGCCCTGGGTCAAAGCACAGCTCATAAAAATTTTTTTATATGTTTAAAAAAGGGCGGCTATTGACCGCCCTATGTTATTAATCAATTACGCTTCGAAACGAACCACCTCATCAGGGAAGGCTAACTGCACACCCAGTTTCAGGTTGGCAGAAAACTTAACGTTTCTATCGTCTTGAGAGTACCAAAGTTCAAACTGATCTTCTTCGCTGATCAAATCGACGCCTAAGAAGATATTTGACATTCTCATCGCGTAGATATCGTTAGTACCGTTCAAACCATGCACAGGAACAACTTTGTAAGAAGTACCGGGTACTAAAAACTCAGAATCGATAGCGTTGTTTGTTGAACCGGGATTGTAGTGGAACAAATTCAGATCCACATACTTCTGAATCAACAGAGTGTAAACATCCCATCCGCAGAAGATACGAACATCAGCCTTACCTTTAACGGCTGCAGGAAGAGCATTGATAACCGCAAGAACGGCTTTTTGTGCTTTCTCCATTGTATCGATACCTGTGATAGGCGCGCCTGATCCGTAGAATCCAGTTACGTTCGCGTTTATAGAAGTACCTGCATCAGCGATATGCTGACGAATACCTTTAAACTTATTCAAAAGTCCGTTAGTGCCACCGTAACCTGAACCAGTTGCAGTCCAGATAGCAGTTTCCAAAGCCTCTGCAATCTTACCAGCCTTACGTGCTGTGTATTCATTTGCAAATGCGATAGTATCGTAATTTCCGCCTGCAGGTAAAGCCTTCTGAAGATAAACAGACTCAAGATCTTTAGGGCATAAAGTTTCCTGAACCTTTACTTTACCTACAGTCAAAGTACGCTGAGTGAATTCAGTAGTACCTGAAGAAAGGAATCCGCAAGAGGAGTCATCTTGAAAGAATACATCTGTATCCATTCTGTTAACTGTTTGGCTGGATTTTACACCAGTCATAACATTACCTTCAGAAAGGATAAGTTGTTGTGTACGTGCCTCAAACAGCGAAGCACTAACGAGTAATTTCTCGTTTTGTTCTGTGTAAGCCGTAAGGCCTGTAACTAAAAATCCCATTTGATTTTATTTTTTAAATTGTGAAACGAATTGAGAATAAGAACGAATTTTATCAGACTTAGTTTCTGATGAGTGTTTTTTAAAGTTGTTAGGTACTTCGGCAGGCGCTTGTGAAGGCACGTTTACCAAAGTATCTACCAGTTGAATCAATCCCTGCATGGCCTCAGATTGTTTACCGAATGCAGCCTTTAAACCATCATAATCGGATTTTAATGCTGAAAAGTTAGATTCGTAAGCGGAGAATTTACCCTCCATCTCAGCGATCTTCTTCTTCATTTCCTCATCTTCTTTTTTCTTTACATCTTCAGCACTTTCAATCTCGATCTCCACTTTATCTTCTTCAACTGCTTTGGGCATGATTTCAGCGATAACACCACCTTCGCCTAAAACTATTTTGCTACCATCGGCTAAGGTATGCTCACCAACAGGCGCAGGGCTACCATCTTCGAGGGTAACCATTCCGCCAACTTCCAACTTATCAATCATTATCTTAGTTCCATCTTCCAAAGAATAGGAAGGAGTAGTGGCTGTTTCTTCCTGAAACACCAACTTTTTAACCTCTTGTAATAATTCGATCGGACTTTTCATAATCATATATACTTATATTTAAAATTTTTCCTCATTTTACTATGAAAGCAAAGCCTCAAAAGCCTTTCGCCTTGTTTCGTTTATGTCACTAAAATTGTAATATTTGTGACAATATTCTAACAATTTTGCACCTTGCTCATCCCTTAACTCCTTATCATTTACAAGCCTATCAATGTGCTTATTCCAGTCGGCCCTATCGTGTACATAATTCACTACATCTTTGGGGAATCCTAAATATGGATGGACCGCACTAACCACTACAGGAACCGCTTTACCTGCAGCCTCGAGTATCTTTATATTCGACTTATATTTATTGAAATTGTTTTTTACCAAAGGGATAAGCATAATATCTGCATACTTAAATAGATCGTAATATTTAAAGACTTCCACTCCCCTGAATATTGTATGTGTTAACTTCTTATCATTCGTGAAGTAATTAACCATCCTATTCCAATAATACCGCTCCGTTTCATTTGAATCTGCATACCCACCTAAAATCATTTGAACATTGCCATTTACCTTTTTTGTCGGCCCTTCCAATATTTTTAAATCCTGATCGTGTGTAATGCCACCCGCCCAAAACAACTTTACCGTATCGGTTGCAACCCTTTCGCCATTAAATTGACTTTCCGCATAAGGAATAGCATTTGGGACCACTAAAACATTCGGGTTATGGACCGCCACCGCCTCTGCTAACCTTTCATGAGTGCAGGTAACTAAATCCGCCTCCCTCATGTGATGTATTAGTTTTGAGGCAAATCCTGACGCATTAAACGAATCAAACATCAAATGGTCATGGTTAAGAATCCAATAGTCATCTACATCGACCACTAACTTAAATCCGTACTTTTTGCGGAGATTAATAAGGTCATCTTTCTCCCATACCCTATTGACAAAAACAATATCATAATTATTTTCGGCTAACTCATCTTCTGTAATGGTATCGGTAATCCTGCCATATTCTTTAGGCATAAAAGATAAAGGGAGCATGAGCCTATGGTAGCCGCATCCACTAAACTTTTGGGTAAGTGCTAAAATCTTCATGTTTGGTTTGTTTGGTTATAAGAATATTTGTACTATCTCGCCTGTTGCTACATTGCCATTTTTAAAAGTTATCGTTTTGCTTATTGAATCAAATACAACATACCTCCTATCTGTTGAAACTGCATAGGTAAGTAAAAGGCCATCGATAAAAACAGAGGGAGGGTTTTCAAAATTATCATCCTGATAAGTCATTTCATTCAATTCATTAACGCTAAAAGTATAGATATCGGTAATTACATCTACATACGGCTGTATTGCTATTAAGCCCAAAGGAATCGGTTGTAAGTTTCCACTCATGCTTATAAATACCAAAAAGAAACCCCAGCCGTTGAAACAGCCGGGGGACACTTAAACCAAACCTATGAAAAACCAAACCCAAAACCAAACTAAATATCTGCCAGTAATTCCCGCAATTTTGCAATGATTACGTCCGCGCTTTGCCGCATCTTAATCTCAGTCATATCAAACATACCCTCCACGCTAAACCCTTTAAACGTGCCATCCTTAACCTTTGCCCATGTTTCGTCATTCTCAATCTTAGCACCTAAAAACCACGTTCCATCGGGCAGGTTTTCAAACTGCTTCATTTTAGGAATACCCTTACTTTCGTCTGCTATCCACGATTGAAAGAATGTTATCCCATCGACAAACTTAGAATGCATCTCATTTGCATTCTGTTGAAAGCCTTTAGCATAGAATTTTAAGGCTATCGTTTCAATAGTCTTTTTGTCAAAGAATACATAATACTCGCCCGTTTCGTCTTTACGATAAATAGGTAAGTCAGGAATCATGGCAGGCCCAATAACCACCCGCTCATCTTCATTAATAACCGAAAAGGCAAACTTCTTTTCTTTATCAATCTGCTGCAGTTTTCTTCCCGCCCATTCAATACCAGCATCACCGCCCCATGCTAACCACATCAAACGACCACATCCATCGCCTAACTCCTTTTGACTATTCTGCCGGTGACGTTCAAATGCTGCCATGCGAGCGATAGTATCGCGACTAATAGGTTCCCCATTTGCTAATTGGTTTGCCCTTGCCTTACCGACTGGAGTGCCACATGATCCCCACCCATTCTCATCGGCCCATCTTAAAGCGATCTTTGCATTCTCAGATGCTGCCTTTGGATAGTCATCATAAGATTCCTGAAACTCCTCATCATTCATGTTTCTATTCTCCCACATTGAATAACAGATAGCCGCCGCTTGCTCATTATCTTTACCTTCATTAATCATATATTCAATACAACGAGGGATAAATTCATCTTGCGATTCAGTCGGCCCCGGCTCAACAAATTCATGTTTCTGAAAAGCAAAAAAGTTTTCCCCTATGGCTGGCACGTCAACTAAAGCGACTGCATTTACTTCCTGAATGGCCTCCTCATCTTCTTTGATGGTAAGCCTAAATAATGGTAATTTTTCCATATTATCCTAACCTTGCATTACGCTCAAGGTAAGCGTTTCTTTGTTCGTTATTCTGCATGTCGCTATTCAATATATACGCTCTCATGCTTTGATTACCTAATTGATTAATGGCCTGAGCATTTAAAGCCTGAGCTGTTACGGTAGGGGTAGGCTCTGCAGATACGGGCGCGCCACCACCACCTGCAATAGATGGAACCGCACCTCCACCACCGCCGCCAACTTTTGGAACCTGTACGGATGCAATCGCCTTAACTTGCCTTATCCCATTTGCAACTATTAATGCTGCCTGTGTTATCGCTATTGCCGCCCCAAAAGGATTCATTTTCTTTATTCCTGTCAAAGCCTGTGATGCAGCAAGATATGTGTTAATTGTAGCGGCGGCTATGGCAGTCGCTTTACCCGCTGCAGTTTCTTTACCAAAAATATCAGATATACCATTTAAAATTCCTGCAATATCGTTAGCCATCTTCCTACGGCTTTCGACTTCTGATTCATTGATTATTTTTCTCGTATTTGCCTCTGTGGATTGATTAACCGTAATGGCACTTTGTTGAGTAGCCATTTGAGGAACCATAGTCTTAAAATCTCCTAACTGATCATCTAACCCTTTTTTATTTTCTTTGGTAGTTTTATTTACTAAATCTTTTGACTCTTGAAATCTTAACCCTTCTATTTGGGATGTATCTAATCCGTATTTTTTAGCCTTAGCAATTAAATCTTCATATTTTTTAGTAATGTCAAACCTTTCTTTATCAAAGTCATCAAGCCTTAACTTTTTGCGCCTTTCATTTTCAGCTATTACAAAATCAGTAAACTGTTTCTCGAATGCCTTTTTTTCTTCGTTTAGTTTCTTTTGCTTTTCTGCCAGTTCTTTTGCGTCATCTTCTGCTAATTTCTTTTTACGATTAGATTCCTGAATATCTAAAACAGACTGATCATTTTTTAAATCCCTAAACTGTTTTAACTCCTCTTCAGATAACTTACCTTTTGCCTTTAATGTTTCTCTTAAATTATTTAACTCATTTTCAGATCTTTTTTTCTTTAAACTATAAACCTCATCTTCTTTACCCCCTTGCGCTTCGAGTAGTTTTATTTGTGCATCTATACCCTCATTTGCCTTTTTATTAGCCTTCGTAAACTTATCCAAATTTCTTTCGGCCTGACTCGTAATACCTACAAAGTCAGTAAACTTAGTTACTAAACTACCGACAAAATCCGCTATTGAGCTTAAACCCGGTATAAGGCGCATTACGGCATCCTTAACCTTATCAAAATTTGCAATAAGCAACCCTAAACCTACTGCTAATAAACCTACACCCGTTGCCATAATAGCACCCCTTAAAGTACTAAATGCAGTTACTACCTTTGTCTTAATAGTACCTGCTAACATATTGAATGAGTCCATTGCGCCGGCGATACCGCTAATTCCTTGCTGTAAAGCCATTGCGGATTGAACCTTTAAAAGAACCTTTTCAACTTCTTTACTTTCACTACCAAATAAACCAATAGCACCTTGCAAAGCCGAAAAACCTGCCACAGCACCCTGCAAAGCACCACCTAACGCAACAAACTTTTTATCTGGATTGAATGTATCTGCTAAAGCCTTAGCATCTCCCATCGCATCTTTTAAACCTGCAACCCTTTTAGCGGCATTAATAGCTTGTTCGGATGTTGCTCCAAACTTATCAGTCATCGCAATCAAATCGCTCGTTGCTTCCTTTATCGCTTTTCGCATCTGACCTACCGATGCAAATTCAACCTGTACACTTGCCCCTACCGTAGTATTAGCCATTATTAATTATTTTTAAAAGTTCAACCTTTACTAATTCGTTATTCGTGTAATCAAAATCTTCAACCTTATTCAACCTAAACCTTACCCCATCGATTAATATCGCTTTGCTGAAATCCAATTGAGCAATATCCAAAGGAGTCAAATGTACATAGCATGATAGTATCTTTGAATCCTTATC